CTGAGGGCCAGAAGCCGGGACCTTAACCGTAATAACCCGTACGCGGCCAGTATAACCGATACGACCGTGACCAACACGGTCGGCACCGGGATCCGGCCGCAGAGCCGTGTCAGGGCCAATGTTTTGGGTATTTCGGCTGACCAGGCGGCGGAATTTCAGACAAAAGCCGAATCGATCTTTAAAAAATGGTGTAAACACGCTGACGCGGGCAAGCGGCTGAATTTTTTTAAGATGCAGGCGTTGGTTGACCGCCAGATCATTGAAAATGGAGAGATTTTTCTTGTTCCGGTGATGCTGAACAAGGCAAAGCATAACCGTCCGTACTCGTTTGCTTATCAGCTCATCGAAGCGGACCGCGTGGATACGCCGTTCGCTAATAGATCCAGCAATAACATCCGCAGAGGCATTGAGATCGGAAAATATGGCGAACCAAAGGCGTATCACATAAGCAAAGGGTTCCCGGGAGACTGGAAATATTACACGTATCAAAAAAATCATGAATATGTCCGGTATTCCGCGGTTAACCCGAGCACGGGATATAAAAACGTTTTGCATTTGTATGACATTAAGCGTCCGGACCAATCCCGCGGATATCCGTTATGCACACCTGTGATCGAGTTTTTTCAGCATCTCGACAAATATCTTGAAGCCGAGATCATAAGCGCGCGCATTTCCGCGTGTTTTTCAATTTTTGTGCAGAAAAATAATCCGGCGGGAGCGTATGAGGGGATCAATATTCAAACAGATGATGACGGGCGAAGGATAGAAACGATTAACCCGGGTACTATTGAGTATTTGGAGCCAGGGGAAGAACCGAAATCATTTAATCCGGCCCGGCCCGGGCAGACATTCGATCAGTTTACGGTTGCTATTTTGCGCATGATCGCGGCCGGGTGTCAATTGCCGTACGAGCTTGTGCAAAAGAATTTTTCGAAAAGCAATTATTCAAATATGCGCGCTTGTTTATTGCAGGCGTACAAATATTTCCGGACGCGGCAAAAGTATCTTGGCGATGAATTATGCACGCCGACATGGGAGCGCGTTATTGAAGAGGCGTATCTATTAGGCGAGTTGGACGCTCCGAATTTTTATGAAATGCGGGATGAATGGCTGAGAGTGGCGTGGATCGCGGACGGATGGGAATGGGTGGATCCGCAAAGAGAGACCAAAGCGTCCGTGGAAGGAAAAAAAGCCAATATTATATCGTTTTCCGACATTTGCGCGTCGCGCGGGAAAGATTGGGAAGAGTCGCTTGAGCAGATGGCACGGGAAAAGGCAAAGATCAAGAAGCTGGAAAAAAAATACGGCGTGAAATTTACCGAAGATGAGATCCGGGAAAAACTTTCCGAAACACAATCGGATGACGGGGACGAGGAGGATGAAGATGAGTAAAAATCAAGTGAGTGAATTGTTTTTTAACCAGCCTCTGGCCATAAATGAGGAGATGATCGGGCCCATCAGCGCTGTTATTGACCGGCATATGGAAGGTGTCAAATTGTCAGATCTGGAAATTGACGCGGCGATCGGCCGGAGTAATGGAGACAAGAAAACGTATGAGGTCATTAATGGAGTGGCGGTTATCCCTATAACCGGGGTTATTTCCAAACGTATGAATATGTTCAGCCGTATCAGCGGAGGCACATCCATTGAGTTATTGCAAAAAGATTTTTTAGAAGCGATCGAAGATCCTCAAGTTGAGAAGATCGCGTTTGATATCGACAGTCCGGGGGGCTCTGTAGGCGGCGTTCCGGAAATGGCGGATCTGGTGTACGCGTCGCGTGGGAAAAAGCCTATTGAATCTTACGTTGACGGACAGATGTGTTCCGCGGCTTACTGGATCGGATCCGCGGCTGACCGTGTGTATGTCACAAAAAGTTCGGTTGTCGGATCCATAGGCGTTTATACCGTGGCGAAAGATTACACCGTTATGGACCATAACCGGGGCGTACGGAGCGAAGTTATCCGGGCCGGGGTGCATAAGGCCACCGGGCATCCGGATAAACGGTTATCCACAGAGGATATAGGCGTTATTCAGGCGCGCATTAACGATTTTTATGAGCTGTTTGTGGAGGCCGTGGCTAAAAATCGGGGTATATCCATGGAACAAGCCTATGCGTTGGCCGATGGTACCGTAAGCATTGGCCGAAAGTCCGTAGACGCAGGGTTTGCCGATGGCATGAAAACCCTGGAATCCTTAACAACCGGAGATTCTTCCAGCAGTATTTACGGCCGCGTGGGAGATGATCCGTTAAATATAGATGCGAATCAAGATAAGTCTAAAGATAAAAAGGGAGATATGAATATGGGTAAAGAAATAAAAGATTTAACGGTTGCGGATCTGAAAACGCAGAATCCCGAATTATTAAAAGCTATTCAGGAGCAGACCGCCAATGATCTGATCTCTGAAAGCAAAAAAGGGGAAAAATTGATTGATGAGGCTGTGACCGAGGAACGCGGAAGATGTCAATCGATCTATGGGTTATTGAAGACAAAAGAATACGCGTCATACGGTGACCTGGCTCATCAATGTGTGTCTGACGGGTGTGATTTTGAAGCCGCTGAAAAGAAATTTATGGCTCAGCGCCTTGAGGATTTGGAGGCAAAATCGCCTGAAACGCCCGGCCCGGGTAATCCGGATCCAGAAACGCCTAAAGGTGAAAGCAACGCCGAAAAGGAAAAAGATCCGCAAAAAGCTCATTTAGCAAGAGCTGAAGCGTATCGCAAAGAAAACGGCGGGACCATGACGGACGCGTTATTGGCTACAGCTGACAAGCGGTAAGTCATTGGCAATTAAAGCTGTAATTAATATTTAAAAATTAATACGGAGGGGGAACAAATTATGAGCCAGCAAAATGAAAATGGTTTTAAGACTTTTACCGCGGGAGAAGCGCTTGAGGCGTTCCGTCGGGTTAAATTATCGTCCGGATCCGGGACCCAGGTGGAGTACGCGGACCAGTCTGATTCGGATGGTTATATCGGGATCACGCAGGAAAAAGTGTCCAGCGGTGATCAGGTAAACGTTGCCTTGAAAGGTGGTCCAGGAACCCGCAAAGCCGTTGCATCTGAGGCGTTAGCTGTTGGAGCCACGTTATACGCCGCTGATGATGGGAAAGTGGCTGATACGGCTAGCGGTAACGCGATCGGTACGGCTTTGGAAGCGGCTTCCGCTGACGGAAGCATTATAGAGATCCTTGAAGATTTTGGATCCGCGGCTGAAATTGATGGAGCATCTACGTCCGAAGAAGCCGAAGATAGCAACGGATCAATTCCGATTATTTTCAAAAAGACCGGTATCACAGACGCATCCCCTTATAACACCGGGGCCGTTGCCATTGTGACGTCGTTGCCGTACAAAGTCAAGATCATTAACTGGTGGATCATATCCCGCGATACAGAGGAGGCTAACGTCAAACTGCAGGATGGTGAGGCATCGCCTAACGATATAAGCGCTAATGTCGCCAAAGGCACAGCTGATGACGCTATCGTGGCCGGTGGGACCATCGTCGCGGAGCAGGATGAGTGCGCGGCAGGATCCGCCATTAAAGTTTTGGCATCCACAGCAGCGGCGTTTGATATTTTTGTGGAATGTATCAGGGTATCGTAATCGCGATAAATTTAGATATTAATTTAAGTTTTTTATACGAAAGTGAGGTAACCAAATGGGAATCAAACAGTCAGGCACAAGAGCGACGCCGCGGATGGATTTGGGTGTTGCTGTTATGGAGCATATCGGGCAGGAAAATCAGTTTATCGGAACCAGAGTGTTCCCGGTATTTGAAACAAACAAAAAAGAGTCAAGTTTCGCGAAAATCACCCGAGAAAGTATGGCCAAAACCGTTGATACCAAAAGATCAAAGGGCTCCGGTTATAACCGCGGTGGATTTGAGACCGAAGACGGCTCTTACACGTGTGAAGAAAACGGACACGAGATCCCGGTTGATGATGGCGAACGGGAAATGTACCGCAGTGATTTTGAAGCGGAATTTGTTGCGTCCAAGATCGCCATGAACAGGGTTCTGCTTAATCAGGAGATCCGTATCAAGAATCTGATCTTTAACACCAGCACGTTTACGGGTTCAGATCTGTATACGGACCGGTCATCCGCTCCATGGGATACGGCCGGAAGTGACGTATTATCGCATGTTCGCACAGCCAAGAAAAAAGTGCGTCAGAATTGCGGGTTAAAACCCAACGCGTTGATCATAGGTGATCAAACGCTGGAAAATCTTAAATCCAATACAGGGATCAAGGATTCGATCAAGTACGTCAAAGAAATGACCGATGAGGCGCTTAGAGAGGCCCTGGCCGGTTTATTTGGCCTGGAACAGGTTATTGTTGGCGGCGCTATCTATGATTCGGCGGATGAGGGGCAGGATTTTTCCGCGTCGGATATTTGGGCGGATGATTACGCCATGATCGCGCGTATTGCCACAGACGGACGTGATTTTTCTCAGCCGGCGCTTGGCCGGACGTTCTTGTGGACTGCTGATAGTCCGGAAAATGCTATGGTAGAGGAATACCGTGATGAGTCAATCCGAAGCGATGTCTACCGGTCACGGCAGCATACCGACGAGATACTTATTGACAAGTATTTCGGGCATCTTTTGGAAGTTGACGCATAAGGCATCATACGTTTGTAGAAATCCAATACCGGGGCGGGGTTTGCCCCGTCCCGGTATTTTAAAAGGCCGAGGTGAAACAATGAATCAGAAAACAACCAAAAAAATAACTAAAAAAACTTCAGAAACTTCCAACGTAAAGGATCCCGCCGGCAGCAAAACAAAGATCTATTTTGTATTAACGGATATTCGGGGCATCGCCGGAAAAGATTATAAGTCCGGCACAAAGATAGCGGAGGTTAAGCCGTTGATCCGCGGGTTGACCGCGGATGAAATTAACGGGGCCGTGCGGATTCAGGAAGTTAAAGCTTGTGAGGTCTGATCATGGAAGAAAAAAAGCCTGAAAACAAAAAAAACGGAAGTTCGAAAATTGTAAGAAATAAGCCGAAGCTGAAACTGGCTTTGGCTTGTGACGTGTTTGTTGACGGCAAAGACCGCATTGCCGGTTATGTTGTCTATGATGACGGGCTGGTCGGAGATTTAAGAAAAGAAGATTTCAGCATTTTATTAAAAAAAGGCTGCCTGAAGGTGGCTTAATGTACAGAAAGCCGAGGCTCGCAATGTCACTCGCGAGCCTCGCTCATTATAAAGGTGACTGATGGAAAAAAATCTGCAAATTTATCGTGGGGATGATGAAGAGTTTAACTTTACTTTTGTTGACGGTAACGGGGACGA